CTTCTAATCATTGTTGTGTTCCTCACCTAGAGTTTCCATCACAGGGATATTACGTCCCCGGGTCTCGATACTAATCAACTTCTCTTTAACGCTACCTAGCGCCATTGAGCAAGCATAAAGATGTTCTCGGCTCTTGCTTTCGTGAGGTTCTGTTTTCAACCATTCAACAAAGAAATCTACTAAGATATCTCCGTAGGCTGAGTCGAAGAAGCTGTTGCGAGTGTGTGCAGCAAACTCTGCTTCTTGTAGTGCGATCTGTGATAGACGATCTGGGTGAACCTTCTTGGTCATCCGCTTGTCGCCTGCTTCTCTATACTTTTCCATAATTTACCTTTATCCATCATCCGTAAGGGTAGAGGGAGTGTGGTGAAGAGGGGCCTATTGGCCACCTCCTCCCATAGCTTGTTGTAGCATTTGAACTGCTTGTGCAGGTTCAATACCTAATTTTTTAACCATTGCATCTAATGATTCTTCTTCTTGTCCTGATGGTGCTGCCTCAATTGACTTAACAATCTGGTTAGCCTTCATCATTATTTCATCCATATTTCCCGGAGTTGGAAGATGGTTTGTTGGCACTTCTGCTTTAATTGCGGCAGTCTTGAGACGAGCCCATTCTTGATCGTGACGATCCAGCGCAATAGCTGTTTGCCTAATGTTATCTTGTAGCGCATTATCTGCTTGAACTTTTGTATAAACAGAATTAGCTTCTGCTTGTTTGGCTTTAGATTCTTCAACACGGTTCTGAATTCCTTTAAGTTTATCTTCTGCTTCCTTGTTTTGTTTCTGAAGACCTTCTGCTTCTTTCAGGAAATCTTCCGTAGTATGGTCACGAAGATAGTTCTCTGGCTTGAGGTCTAGAGTATTTAACAGGTCGAAAGCAATAGTTGCGATGGCATCTGGTTTAATTAAGCCGCCTGCACCTGACTCTTTCAACATAGGAACTAGTTGTGAAGCAACCAACATTAACTTGTCTCTCTTGTTAGCGTTAGAGTTTTCGCCCAAGTTAACATCTACTTCAAGTTCAATACATTCAGGTAGATTCTTTAAGTCCAAATCAAGGATCTCTCCTCGACGATCTGACATGATAGTAACTTCATCCATGTTATCGCGGATAGTTTTAAATACACCATCACATAGACGTTTAAAACCACCCTCAGAAAACTTACGGGCAATGTGTTGAATTCGCTTTTGACTAGCGTTCATTACTTGACTTAGCTTCATTTCACTGTTACCAGAAACGTAAAGCTCGTCATTCAAACCTTGTGCTGCCTTAGACATACCCGTTGCTTGTTCTTTGTGCACTTGTAAGTGTTGTAACAAAGGAACTGTACCTGCACTGATAGGGCTTGGTGGTAGATCTGATACAGCACCCTGCGGATTACCGTTAGTTGGGATAATCTGTTTTGGACGCAAGTTCTGTAGCGCAGAAAAGTCTACTACATTAGGGTCTGCTAGTTTCGGAGAGTAGTTAGTCAGATAGGTATTCTCTACAAAGCCACGCAGAATAGCAGTGGAAGTAAGTGTGGTAGAACGTGTCATATCTGCTACAGACAATCCGAAGAACTCATAAGGGATTTCAAAAGGGCTTAGTGAAGCAAGAGGCACATAGCTACAGTCTTCTTCGTGCAGAATAATATCACCTGCTACGATAAAGTGTTTAAGCTCGGCAATACCGTCGCCATCACGATCCACTTCCATCCAGCACTCTGTCACTGCTACGTTACGGTTAGCTTCCAATGCATCATCTGCATCAGTCATTCCCTGCCAGTAGGATTGTCCAGTAACACGCTTACGTACTGCTACGTCGTGTGAGTATACTGTATGGTCTTCTGAGGTTGTAGGAAGTACTGACCAGTCTTCCATCCCGTCTGCAATATCCGGATACATCTTACGGATATCCGAACGAGACATTTCTACTTGAATACCTACGAAAGCCGCAGTCTCAATACTGCTTGCATCCCGAGAAATCAAGAAGTTTTCTGGTGGTACATTTTCAATCTTAACTCTGGACATGTCGTAAGATCTTTTTAGTCTGACATCTTCATAAGTGTTAGTCATAGGGTTGAAATTCAATTCACCCACTACTTCTACTTCTTTGTCTGCCAATTTAAGGTCTAACGCTTCCTCAGTAAGAGAGTCGTACTCTTCGAATTTAGTAGAGATATCCTCTACAAAGTCCCAACGGATAACAGAGTTCTTCCAGAGCAAAGCGGATTTCACCCAAGTATTTAAAAGTTCCCAGCCGTTATTCTTTTTAAAGATAGTATAATTTACCAGGTCAGAAGCATCGTTAGCTGCAGCGATAGCTGATGGAGAGGCTGACCATGATTTAAATTTTGCCAATCGGTTATTGTTAAACATAAGTTCTGAAATAATCGCAAGGTAAGCCTCCACCGTTTCTGTAGTGTCAGAAGAAACAATCTTAGATACACCATTAGGGCTAAGATGCCCTGCGGGCAGACCCGCGTATTCGTAAGTAGACTGTAGTCTGTCGTTAGCTAGTTCAGAGGAGTTTAGAAAGTCCCCTACAGAGTTAGCTACTCCGGTAGATACTAAGTTTACTAGCTGTTCGTCCGTTACCTTTTCACGGTAACCTGTCATATAATCGCCCATATAGGCCTCCTATCTATCTATCACCCACATGGGTATAATTTGGCTGGGGTTTTTGAACCGTAGGTACCCCAGAACCCAGAACAGCATGTGGTTCAGCTGTGCAGTCCGTCTTTCCCCTCTTTCCGCCATTCTTCGCGGTGAGCACGGACTAGCTCTGGTTCCTTGATCTCAACTTCATTAGCTCTTGCTTGTGTAGCTGAGTTCTTGGACTTAGTAGTTGGATCCCAGATCTTACCATTCTTTTGTTTTACGCCCTTAGACGCTCTATAAATAGACATGATTAACCTCCCAGATCTTTTTTAAGTTGTGCTAGTTCTTCTAGTTCCTCTACACTCAAGTCTGCACTAGATCTTTCTGTGGTAACAGACTCTACTCGTGTTTTCTTCGGTGCTTTATATTCTCCTAGTTCCTTAGCAATTTTAAAGGCCTCTTCTCTGTCTCCGTCTTCCATCGCTTCATGCATAAGCAACTTCATTACGTCCAGAGGATCTTGTGCAACAGTATTAATTGCCGCCAGAGTTTCTGCCATTTCAGCAGCTTTCTCTTTGATCCGAATATCTTTTTCTTTTCTTAGCCTGCGGGCTTCAGCGGAAGCTTTAACTCCTGCAGCCTGGAACTTTCTGATCTTCTCTTGACCTTCTTCAGTTTCAGGATTAATCATATGTTGAGCAAAGTTAGCTTGACGAGGATCTTTCATCATTCTCTGACGAATCTCTTCAATCTGTTTACTTGTTTTAGCCATTAAATCCATTCCTCATTATTCCTGTTGACAAAATTCTTTTGCCTCCAGTCAACTTTATTGTTAGCCAGCTTATCGATGTTAGTCCGGTAAGCTTCCCAGGCGATAGCTAGCGCCATAACTGTGTCATCATTCCTACCTTGAATAGCTTCTGTCTTACCTGAGGAAGTAGAAATATAAGTCTTCATCTCTGACAAGATAGTCTTAGATGGAATCCAGATATCCTCTTCCTCAACAGCATTTTTAAGCTGTCCGATTACCCGAGGTTTACTACCATGCGTCATTCTGAATCCAGGTGTTTGACCTTCTTCAGCGCTGAGCTTGGCTGCTTTTGTTTCATAGTACATGTTAACATAGTTCATTTGCTTGAGTCTTTGCAGGGTAGCAACACCCATACTGTTAGACTCCACTGCCATCAGCGCGTTGTTGAAGTAACGGCCCAGGTAAAATAAATGTTCACCATAAAGAGTAGGATCCACTGTGTTGTCTCTGTACATGGCACAAATATGCCCTTGAGTATTTAACACAATAGCTGTACTGTAGTCCTGCTTAACACCCAGAGCAACGTCTGCTCCAATGATATAATTATCTTTCCAATCAGGTGGTATCCAGATCTCTAAGTTACCGCGAGGGCTGTCATCAAAAGAGCCTAGTTCTTCGTTATACAAACGTAGGGCTACTGGTTGTACTGGTAAAAATGAGTTGATCTTTTCAGGATTAAATACAGAAGAACCAGACACCAAGAAAGCTTCTTCTGCGTTAGCAGGATACTCTTGTCTAAACTTGTCTACTCCACCTTCCACGATCTTAAGTCGTCTCCAGTAAATCTGTTCATCTGTTAAGTCATACTTTTCTTTATAATCTTTCTCTTCGAAAGTTAATTCAAACTCTTCTGGGATATCTCTTTCATATTCTGCGGTTTTAAACCACGGAATGAAGATCGCCACATAGTCGGATTCCCCTGCCGCTGCCGCCTGATATAGACGATAGAACTCGCCGGAAGCGCCGTTAGCTGTGGACTCAATAATAACTTCTGTACCGTCAGACTGGGAGATACCTTGGAACAATCCCGCTAGAATCTTAGCATCATGTTGCCAGAATGCAACCTCTGATGCGTGTAAGATAGTGGGGGTAGTTCCCCGTCCCGCTTCTGGTGAACCCGCTGTATACAAGCGATAAGAGCCTACGGCTTCCGGATCAGTATAAGCGGGGGTCTGAATCGCAATTTCTTTTGCGTTCGTTTTTTCTAATTTAGGTTGTAACCCTTTTTCCATGTTCTTGATAAGATTCTTACTCATCGAGAAAAGAGAATCTGAGGTAGCACTATCATGTGCCATCACTACAGATCTGGTGTGTTGCTGAAAGTAAGTCTTCCAGAACACTCTCCCTGCACAGAAGGTAGAGATACCTTGTTGTCGAGCTTTCAAAATAATAGCTCTAACTTTACCTGTTTCTTTTCTTTGTTTTTCTAACGCTGCATTAATAATAACTTGTGCTTCATTAAATTCGAAAGGCACAAAACCTTTGGTAGCATCTTTAGTGATAATTCTAATCTGTTCTTGTGAAAACTTTTCAAAGTCATCAGAGTACTCTTCCAGACTCTTCCTTCTTTTAAGTTCTCTTAGAGCTTCCAACTGCGCCCTAGCTTCCTTCTTCTGATTATCCATAATGTTTCCTGGTTGGACTCGGGGCACAGTTTTACCTGATACCCCGAGGCCTGACACCCACCCGGTGCAACGACTAACCTGTTGATTTTAACCAACGGTTCCTAAGGTAGCGAAACTTCCGTTGCTGCAGAACGACGTGTTCGCGAGTGGTATTGATTGTGTGAGATTATTGCTCACGAATTAGTGGTAGTGTATCCTCCCCGTCACTACCATCGGGTCACCGGAGGTTGTCCATATTACCCCTGAGGAATTCCGCTACAGTTTACCTCTTAGATTTAGTTCCTGAACACTTCCATCTTTTACGACTCAAGTTTAGAGGACTGTTAGGATCTTTTGCGGCCTTAGGTGAACGCTTCTTCTGTCCAGCGGATCTGGCACAGTAAGCGTCTCCCTTCTTGCTGCTCGGTTGTACTCTAGCACTACCGTTTTTAGCTTTACCTGCTTGACCGTAACTTACTCTTTTTCCACTGGCAGTAACTTTTACTTTTGCTTTTCCTTTATTTGGAGTAGCCATAGTATTCTCCTCAATTAAGTGGGTTATCTGCGAGGGAGTCATAAGCATCCCAGATATCATCAATCTCTTTATTGATAGTATCTAAGCTGTTGCCCAGTCCATCTGTGATAGTAGTAGCTTTATCTACCTGACTTCTTAAGTCAAGGAGTACTTTTTGTTGCTCCAGTATCTGTTGCATATTAGTACTTAGCTCTGCTAGTTTTTGATTTAACCCACGTACATCGTTGTCTGATATAGCTTGTTCTAAAGTTTGAATTCTGGATACAAGTTCAGATTTAGTATCTGAAATACTAACCTTAGTAACATTAGACAAGGTGGTTATTCTCTTGTCTATATTGCTTGCCTTGGTATCAAAAGAAGCGGACTTGTCTACCACTTCAGCAATACCTGATTCAATACCATAAAACCTTTGTAGAGTATCGTAAGACCACCAAACTCCTCCTGCAACAGAAGAAAGAACAGGTAACGCTACTGCTACCATCCAAGCCTTGATGTTATAACCACCTATACTGAAACCCACATCCATTATGAGCCGTCCGTAGGATAACCACCATACTCATTAATATATTCTCCTGCAGCAAATACTTCTTCTGCAGTTTTCATATCATTACCTAAGTAACCTTGCCAACCGGAATTAAATCCAGAATCTGACCAGGTGATAACGAACTCATCCACTGACTGAGTATAAGACACAGCCGTGTAGCTTCCCACCATAAAGTTACCTTGAGTAGCATAGCTGTCGATGCTTGCGGTAAGTTCTTCGTTGTTAGCTGCTGCCATAAAAGCACCTGCTTGCTGTGCAAAGTTTTCTACAAGCATTACGGAGTCATTATAATCTTCAACCTCGGTGGCATCTAAGCTATAGCTGTCGGTAGCAATAAGATTCTGTAGCTCTACTTGTTCAGGCTTAGTATCTGCTTCAGCAGCAATACTTGCTACCTCTACCGCAGCCATGACTACTGAAGTTGCTTCGGTCAAGTTATCTACTGCTAGGGATAAGCTATTCATCGCAGCAGCATGCTCTTGCATAAACATTTGTTCTGCAGTTTGAGCAACAGCGTAATCGTGATTAAGCACCATGTCTTTAGCATTCAAATAATTATCTAGTTCTGCGGAGGTAATTAAACCATCACGCATAGTGTCATCATTCACGACCCCGCCGATTGCTGCGTAACCCACTGCACCCACTGTACGTGTACCGCTATCTCTGATACGGGCCTGGATATCGCCGATAGAGTTAATTAAGTAGTCTATCTTCTCTTGCCCTGTCATATCATAATCTTGGTTATCACAAGCACCATTACTACTATAACAGTAAGAGTAAGAGTAAGAACTACTTGTTGTCTCCGCGTTTACTGCTCCGGAACCTATCACTAATAGACCGGGTGTCAGCAGCAATGCTAGTTGTTTTTTCAATTTCATCTGTCAAATCCTCTCCAATACGTAATAGATCGTCCCAGTACGCTTTATTATCCGTGTAACCTACTATAAAAGATTCTGGGTTACTTCTATATTTTCCGATCGCATTAACACCCATAAGCAACTTTCCAGTCAGCACATCAAGAATAGGGCAGGGTGTGGAAGCCAGTATCATAGCCTTAAACACTTGTGGATCATCACACAAAACACTGATAGCAGACACTTGTAGGCCTAAGCCACCCACTTGCTGTGGTGCACCCAATAACCTACTATTCTTTCTACGGTTACAGTAAGGGTCTTGTTC